AAGCAAATCGGATGACGCCCAAACAGAGGGCAGCAATTATTCGTATCTATAAGGAATACACCCCAAAACGGATGTATGTTGAGGTTTTTGGCAACGACCGCGAATCTTTCATTTCTCAAATTGATAACCTTGATTGGTTTGAAATGTTGCTGGGTTCTCGGGCAAAGGATCGTGAAGCAATGGCTGTCATGGAATCCACATCTATGAGTTCCATATCGTATTTGCCCACACAGCTTGGTGCAGTCAAGTCACTGTTTTCTGATTTGGCAAAGGAGAAGCCCGATTGGGATATAGAGATTTTGGAAGCCGATGATTTCAATGAGTTCAAGATTGGTGATCGTGCCAAGATCTCGGTTCCGAAGAAACACTGGAGCAATTTCCTTGATTCACTTGGTGGCCGGTACGATGGCAAGCTGTTGAAGCTTGGAGAGGCAAAAGAACCATGCAAAATGACCCGCGAAGAGTTCATGAAGGAGCGGGGTGTCAATTCTGACCCAGGCGCAGATCATGGTGGTCTTGAGGGAATGGCCAGTGTATCCGGTAGTGCCCGCAAAGCATGGTCTTCAAGGAGGGAGGCAGCGTTCGGTGATTGGTTTGCTGCCGAACAGGAATATGCGAATTTGGTTGCTGCCGGTGAAATAGTCGACCCAAGTGGCAAATACAAAAAGGTAGAAAAGAAGCCGGTGGAAGCACCAAGATGGATGCAATTGCAGAGGATGCGGTATAAGGAACTGCAGGAATTGGCTAAAAGTCTAGGTGTGAAGCATACTATGGGTAAACAGCCGATGATTAAGGCCATAGAAGCCGCAGAACTTGCAAAGGGTAAGATGAACGAATCAGAAAATGAAGACGATTTGCGGAAACTTCGGACAGATTTGAAGACTGCATTGCTTGATATCACACGCCGGAAAGAGATCACTAAGGCGAGTGTTTCCGCGATGCGGTGGATTTCCACGTTTGGTATGATTTCCTATTCCACCAATGTGGAAAAGGCGGTTGCCATTGCCGATGAAGATCGTAGCAAATCCGTACAACGACTCTATGGAAAGCTTCTTCGGGTCTACGGCGACGATCGTGGCATGCTTGAAATGTTGATTAACGCCGTAAGAACCCAGAAGCCATTGAATACATTTGAGGTTTTTGACAAATTTGACGATTTGTACGGCACAGTCGTAAAATCCCAATACGGTGGGGTTGTTTTGGAACATGGGGCGGTTGTTGACTTCACCGGTGGGATGTCACAGTGGATCTACGTCGGCAATGGTCAACAGGAAGTATTGGATTTGATCGAAGCCGACTATTCGCAATATGTGAAAGTCGTTAAGAATATGATTTGGCCGATTGGCGATAATGGTGAATTTCGCCATAGTTTCTTTGTTGATTTGAAACATGCCATTGATGATGTTAGTGAGTTGGGATAAGGAGCAATAATCATATGAAATCGAAACAGATTCTTGAATCCGTGGAACTGTCAATTTACAAGTGCCTGCTCACAGCTTTGGGTGAGTATAATCTTGATGTTCCATGTACGGGTGTCAGTAAGATGTTTGATACTTTGGCCGCTGGTGGGGCAAAGCTCCTTCCAAAGGATAAATTGGCACTCATGATTCTAAACCACATTTGTTGCAATGATACGTCGTCGGCAATAGTTCACAAGCTGCTGAATACCAGGTTCTCGGATTTGCCGATTGCGGTACGACCCATAATTAAGCCCAACAGGAAATACGAAGTTGCCTTCTGGACATGTGGTCGGGTGGTTTCCGATAGAGTCAAGGATTTGATTGATTTCAATGGCGTCGGTGGTTCTGGGGCGTGGACCGACATGGATGGTAAGAAGCACGAAATCGTAAAAGTTACCGGTAGTGATTGGAGCTAATTGATATGATTACCAATAACGACGGCATGTACAATCTGATTGATAGATTGAAAAAGACGTATTCGGATTTGCAGGAAGCCGAAGCATCAGCCGCGAAGGATAAAAAGCGCAAGGATCAGTTGGAGGAGGATCCCAAGGTTGATGACAATAAAGTAAAGCCCTGTACGCCACAGACCCAAAAGCCCGGCGAAGGCGAAGATCTCGACCCCGATGATGTCAGCATGGAGAAACCCGAGGAGGTTGACGAGAGTGCTGATGGCAATTCGGGCGACATTACCGATTCGGACGGTCGTGTATACAGATTCCTCCATAGGGACGAGCCGTTTACCCATGAATGTCTCGAAAAGGACAAAAAAGACAGTGGTGTTGCCGAGTGTACGGAGAAAGAATTGGAGATGTTCAAAAAGGAGAAATCCGAACATCCGGAATTCACCGACGAGCAGGTTTGGCAAATCGTCAAGGACCACATAGCATTGGGTGAGGCTGTCGGTTCCAGCGCCGTTGGGTTCGCCAAACATGTGTTCTCCGTAACTTACAAGGATGATTCCGGCACCGAGCGTGAAGATCGGGTAATGGCCTTTGATGATGCCGATGCACGTAAAATGGTTGGCAGTAAGGGTTCGGTTACCGGCGTTAAAATGGTTGAGGAGTCCGTGGTTCGTGAATCGGTTGAAGAATTGATTGGCGAAATCCCAGGTATCGAGCCTGGTGAGCAGGATGTCCTCCGGTGGGCCATAGAGAACGGCGTGGTATCGAATGATATGCCTGACTATGACGCAGTTGTTGATGCGTTGGCGGAGCATCCGGACGTCATTGCTATCGCCGACGAATTCGCCGGTGGTGCTGGTGTCGAGGAAATGGACTTTGATGACATGAGTGCCGAAGATCGTTTGGAATATGCCAATCGACAGGCACAACTCAATGACGAAGCCGCGTATGTGAAGTACATTTTGCTGCCCATGGCGAAAGAAGCACACGAGAAAGCCGCCATGGGAAGAAATGAATCAAAATTCAGGGTATTCTTGAGCGGTGGTTTGGTCAAAGAAGTATCCGCTGAAAGCAAAAAGAGTGCCATCGGCGCACTGTTGGCGGAATCCGATGAAGGTTGCAAGGTTATATATGTGGAACGGGTGAATGAGGAGATTGAGAGCGGCCGTGGCATGTACAGAGTCCAGTTTGACGACGGGCATGTTGAGAATGTGGAAGCCGAGAATAACGTCAGTGCCATGAAATCCGCCAAGGAGAAACACGAGGGTATGATATCCAGCGTCCAAAAGGTACAGGACGAGGTTGGAGAGGTTAAGCCCGGGGTGTTCCGGGTATTTTTCACAGATGGGCACCACGAGGACGTGGAAGCCTCGACGAGGGTTGAAGCCATGGCTTCGGCTAAGAAGTTATATACAGGATGGCCCATAGTAAATGTCGAGGTCGTGGAATCAAAGGAAATCAAAGAGGAAGCATCCACGACCGGCAAGGTGTATCGCATCGATATTGATGGCATATTGACCGTTGAGGTTGAAGGCCATGATTATGAGAAACGGACGCCCAACAAGGAGAATATCGAGAGGGTAAACACCCTGAAACGTGCCGGTGCGGAAATTGTGTTGTGGACAGCCCGGGAATCTGGTGATCGTGAAGTTACCGAGGGGTGGCTCCTGGAGAATGGTGTTGAATTCTCGTCTTTGGAAATGGATAAGCCGGTATATGATGGGCTGGTAGACGATTTATGTGTGGATTTGGGTGAGTTGGTTGCCGAGCTTGTCAAAAGTGATGAACCAGAGACTGACGACAATGAACCGGAAGTTGAACCCGAGTCAGAACCAGAGCCCGAAGTCGAGAATGAATCCGTGGTTCGAGAAGAAGAGACTACGGACAAGCGCACGATTGTTGCACGTGGGATAGTCGATAAGGTTGCTGCTGACAACATGGCCCGAGAGAAACACGGGGTTGCGGTGGTGGACGACGAGGACGATCAGAAATTTATGGTCATTGTTAAGGAATGCAGGATCATAGAAGACAGTGCGGTTATCAGGGCAACACTCCCCGATGGCGGTACGGAAGCCGGTCACGTAGAAGTCCCAGAGGGCGAATTTTTGAACGGACTGTCGGACGGCAGCACATTTAAGAAGTATGGCTACTGGTACACCGGTATGGTTGAGAAGGAAGGGCAACTTGTCGTCGAGTTTATTTCAGCCGATGCACCCAAGATTGAAATAGTGATCCACGGCGAACATGTTGATGAATCCAAGGCTACCGCCAATGAAGCCGAAGTTGAGGCCGGTGAAGTGGATGAGAAGCCGGAAACTGTCATTTGTCCAAGATGTCATGGTCGTGGCGGTAATTTCGGTGACAAGGATGGGTGTTTGTTGTGTGATGGGGACGAGATTGTGGTTCCGGTTACAATGGACGGTGTTCCAATTCCTGCTGCTGACTATGATATAAAGACCCACAAGGGTGCATACATGACGTTGGGCGACTTATCCTCCGAAGACAAACGCATTAGGCAATATTGACCAATGATATTAAGAATCTACAACATGATAAGAGAGTCGGCCATCGATTTCCCAATGGAAGACCTTGATTTGTCCATTTGGGACAAGGATGGCGATTCGTATGTGCTTGGCGAGGATGTCAAAGCTAGTGTGCTTGGGTTCATCGGTCAATACAGGGATGCTGATTTGCTTGATATCGCAGGAGCCGACGATTCCGGCAACAAACATGTGCACATAACGGGTTCGATTGGAACCAATCAGTGGACGAAAGATTCCGATGTTGACATCCATATAGTGCTTCCAGAAGACAGCAAGTATTTTAATGATGAAGATTTTCAAGAAGTGGTGAAAAGGTGGTCTGCCGATCGGGATTTCAAGATTTCCGGTCATCCTGTGGAAATTTACATGCAATCGGACATGAACCAGGAATACTTGGCTGATGCCTGCTACAATGTGATGACCGGCGAGTGGTTGAAGGGACCGAAAATTGTTCCACAGGACTACGACCCATACGAAGATTTTGCCCATGTGTTCGACGATCTGAGATCAGAAGTCTCGGAGATAGATTTGCTTTTCGGTGAATTGCGTCGTGATGTCATAGACTATGAAGTCATAAAGTCCGCGATTAAACAGATGCCCAAGGATGTACGGCAAAAGTTATTGTCCAAATTGGAGGCAAAACTTCGGGAAATCGAGGATGACATCGATGGATTGTATCGCAAACGCAAGGAATTGGTGAAGGCAAGATCTCTGGCGTCCGGTGCAAAGTCCAAAGAGCAGGCACTTATTGATAAGGAGTTGATCAAAAGCTGGGGCGACAAAAACGCCACCTTCAAGTTTATCGCTCGATACCAATATTTGAGGGTCATAAAGGAACTCCAGGATATAGTTGATGATTCTGGCGAGTTGGCACACAAAGATGTCGATAAAGTAAAAGACACTATAGAAGGGGAATAACATGTTGTATGAGAATCTTTTTGAGAGAATTATATCGGCGGTGCAGGGACGCAAGGCGAATGAAGACATCAATGTGGATAAATCCGATGGTATTGATGATTGGAAGTTGATAGATACCGATATAGCACCGGCTGGGGACGACGAGTCGGAAATAACGGAATTCTATTTTAGTCCAAAAACTGGTAAATGGGCTGTTGATGTGGCTGTGGCGGTTGAGAAGGAGTTTAAGGTTGTTGATCTTGACCAGCTCAAGGGGGAGTATCATGAGGACTATGTGGAAGAATTGATTAACAAAGCCACCAAAGCTGGCTACATGGGTGGGGCTGTCGGTGAGTCCAAGGTGAATGAGGCCGGTGAGGGAAAGACTTTTACTCTGAAAGTTTCCATGAATAACGACACGTTTGTGGACGATCCTGCAAGGGAATTGACCCGGGTTTTGAGAAATGCCGCAGATCAAGTCATCCACGGTGAAATGAACGTCGATGCGGGTGATAGCAAAAATCTCAAGGATGTTAATGGGAACACTGTGGGCGAAATGCGGATAGTGGTTGGTCCCAGCAGCACCAAGTATGAGGACTAATGACCAATGTCCAATATGATTCCAAGACGGGTAATTGATACAATGAGACATCAGGTTGATGTATCTCTCAATGCCTATGGTATTGATTGCACATTGTACATACCGACTACGGAATCATTTAATGCTGCGGAGAAGAAGGACGTATTTTCCACCCCAGATGATTACGAGTATTTGAGTTATGCGGCAAAAGTTTTCATTGAGTGGCAACCCTCCACATACAGGCTGAAAAAGCTTGGGATGTTTGTTGAGGGGAATCTTCCAATATTGGCGTGGTTCGGCAATAAAGCCATAGCATTGGAAGGTTCGGAAGTTGGTGAGGAAGTTGATGTCGATGTGGTCAGGCACTCGTATTTCAGAATGACACCCGAATTTATCCCGGGCAGTTACGTCGGTGTGGAAGAATTTGAAATAGTGAATCAGATAATTAAAAATATGCACGATGCGGTAATTCTCCAGGGATTTTCCATTGCGCCAAGGAGGGTGCAGATATGACGGACAAGGATTTTTTCAAGAATGTTGGTATAAAATTGGCGGCTAGAAAGCTGCTGACTGATTATGTGAAAGCACGTGTTGCTGGTGACAATGTTGGTGCGGAGGGTTTTGCCGAGGATTGGATGGAATCAAACATCGAAGGCGACGTTTCGATCAAGAATCAGATATTCTCTGAATTCATGACTGCATTGTCCGAAAAGGTGAGGAGTAGTTGACCGATGGCCGTATCTTTCATAAAAGGATATGATGACACCCTGAAAGCCGCATTGTACGCGAGATTCGGCGGTATCTTGGGTATTTCATCCGGCAGCGGAACTACCGTGGAGAAAATAAATAAGGGTGTTGTGCAGATGCCCAAAGAGGTTGCATTAAGAGAAGTCTCTGAAAAGCGGGCCAGTGATTTTCTTGAGTTTGTGAGTTTTTATCGAAGCTATGCAAAACCATCGACGGAAAGACGGCGAACCTACGTATCACATACCGGTCTGTTGGTTCCAGCCGAGAATGGGACAGTTAAGAGGGTTAAGGCACAATCGATTGATATAACCTACGATGTGTGGTTTTGGAGCAAGAATCTCGATCTTATCTACCAGTGCATTGAATCTTACATTCTATGGCAGTATGAGACCCCGGCCATCAGTTTGGTGTACGATGATTTGTATGAATTGAACCCACACATCCATTTTGGTGAGATAGTTGACGAATCGACCGTAGCTTCGCAGTTTGATACCGGCAGGTATTTTGTTTACAGAATGCCGGTCGTCCTCGATGGTTGGGTGCTGAAAAGCTCTGACGTTGGAATTATACATAAGATAATATGCACACTGTACGATGGAGACAATGAGGACAGATTTTTTTCAAAGACTCTCATATATGGGATTACCGACGCTTCAACGATAGACAATTCGGTTTTGCTTCCGGGTGATCGGGTTGCCGATTTTGAAGTTGGCGATAGGGTTTCGATCGTGGATTCGACCGCGAATGACGGGGTATACACGGTTTTTGATGTGGAACTTATAGAAGATGATACCCTGATAAAATTTAGTGAGTTGTTGGTTGATGATACGGTTGATGGAAGTATAAAAAAGTTGGTGGTGAATTCAGAATAATTTGTGACATATTGGGCTCCAAGTGGGGTCCATCGCTAAAGGAGAAATAGACATGGCAATTTTTTTGAGTCCGGGTGTTTATTCCGAAGAGAAAGTCGTACAGAACATCGTTCGTGCAATCGCGACGGCCTCTGCTGGAATCGTTGGGTATTCAGCGAAGGGGAGCGTTGACGAAATCAAATTGATCACCAACGACCAGCAGTTTATTGATGAATATGGTCCCCCGGACCCAACATCCGGACACTATTTCCATTATGCGGCGCTGGCGTATTTGGCAAAGGGCAGCAATCTATACTGTCTGCGTGTAGCCAACAGTCCATTGTACGGTGGTGTTGACATCATGCAGAGTGAATCCTCGGAGGACAATGCCGCGTTCGCTGCTGGTGCGTCTTCCAAAGCGTTTGCCGTTGATTCCGGCATGGATACCGAAGTTGCGTTCCAGGTCATTGGTGTAAACCCGGGTGTTTGGAACGACAAACTGGCCGTTACCATCGAAGAGGTCAAGGATGGCACAGATCTGATCGCCACTGACCAGTACACGTTCAAGATCAATGTCAATCTGCAGGACGATGATGGCAATTGGTCCGAAGTCGAGTCCTGGAAGGTTAGCCGGAAACACAAGGTAGACGGTTTCGGCAAACAGCTATACCTTATGGACAAGATCAATGGTGTAAGCAAGTACATCTGGGTCTTGGACAGCGAACTTGCCAATACGGTGTTGCCCAAGGAGCAAGAGGATCGTCTGGTATTCGACGGCGGCTCTGTTGGCGGCGATATCACATCGAGTGAGTTGGTGACCGGTTGGGAAGAGTTTGAGAATGACGCGCAGATAGACGTACGGCTCTTGATCAACGGTGGTGAGACTGCTGCGGCCGTCCAGACCGAAATGAAGGCCGTTGCAGAAGGTCGTGCGGATTGCATAGCGATTTTGGACATTCCGTGGGCCTCACTGTCGTCGGTGGCGGATATGGTAACATTCAGAAACACAACCCAGAATTTCAATAGTAGCTATTGTACGTTGTTTGCCGGTTGGTGTCAGGTATACGATCGATACAATGACATACTGGTTGATGTTCCACCGTCAGGCCATGTGGCCGCACAAATGGCGTATAATGATTATGTGGGCAAGCCGTGGACCGCACCCGCTGGGTACACTCGTGGTATGCTTGATGTTCTTGCAATATCCGGGCCAACTGGCAAATTGGTCTTCACCAAGGGCGAACGCGATACACTGTACGTCAATAACATCAACCCGCTACAGAAGTTTGAAGGTGAAGGTTTCGTTATTTGGGGTCAGAAGACGCTGCAGAAGGCTGGTTCGCCAACGGACAGAATCAATGTTCGCAGGCTTTTGATCGTTCTTGAGAAATCCATGGCCGTGACTCTTCGACCGTTCGTTTTCGAGCCCAATGATGAAGTTACAAGGTTCCGCATTGAATCGCTGCTCAACAGCTATTTGGGTGATCTTTCGGCACAGGGGGCGTTCCAGGTTGAAGCCGATGACGAGGGCTTCCGGGTTGTTTGTGATGAAACAAACAATACCGCCGTCAGGATTGATGCCAATGAGTTGTGGGTCGATGTGTTTGTGAAGCCGAGTCGTACGGCGGAATTCATACAGTTGAGAACCATAGTTACCTCTTCCGGCGCGTCCTTTGAGGAACTAATTGCACGTGGTGTCTAATTTTCGGGGTGTAAGCAATGACCAAGATGAACGCAGATAACTTGAAGAACAATTTGACGAATTTGGCAAGAGAGTACCTGTGGGAAGTCGATTTTGTGAGCCCCATAGGTGGTGGTGATGCCGAAGCGCTGAACGCAAGATGTCAGTCAACGGCTATCCCGGGCAGCAGTTTCGGTTCGATTTTGATTCCATTCAAGGCGAGTCCCGGAATCAAATTCCCCGGAAAGCTGAATATGCCGCACGCATGGACGTGTACGTTTGTTGAGGGTGCCGACAAGAAGGTGTTCGAGGCTATCCACGAATGGAAGCAACTTGTCATCCACGACAGGCTAAACGTCGGCAGTCCCGATGTGGCGATAAAGTCCGATGTCTATCTGCGACTTCTCGACATACAGGGCAACACCACCGGCAGGTATAAGATCGTTGGTTGTTATCCGGAACTCGTGGATGACACCCCGTTGGCATACGACAGAGAAGGACCGATTGTGTTTACGGTTACATTCTCGTATGATCGGTGGGAGAAAGTTGATTAAGTAGAGCCATGCAGAAGCTACTCTTTGATCTTCCGGGCGTTGCTGGCAGTTTAACCACCAAATTGTGGATGCTGCAGCGCACTTATAACTGGCAGTTTTTGTTACCAGAGGACATAGGTGGCATATCTGGAATATGGGTCTCACAATACTGTCAGGACGTCAGATTTGGCGATTACAGTATTTCTGATGTTCCATTCATGCAGTATGGTTCGAAACAGAGATTTTATGCCGGTAAGGAGACCATCGAGCCAATTGGTGTTTCATTCATAATGCCGGTTGATAATTCTCCATACGAATATTTCAAAGAATGGAGAAAATTGGTCATCGATGATAAAGGATTTTACCACCCAAAGAATGTATACAAGAAAGATGCACATCTAGTGTTCTTCGATAGGACCGGCATACAATCCGTAAGTTTCGTGTTTAAGGGTTGTTTTCCGCTTCTGTCTCCAAAGTTTTCACCCTCGTATGCCGCCGATGATGTTGTGAGGTTCAGTCTCGATTTGAGTGTTGATTACATGCAGGTGAGTGGATTGTTGAGTGAAGTCGGCAAGGCCATAATCAAAGGAGTGACCGGTGTTGTCGGTGGGACTTTGAGTAAAGTTAGAGGAGCTATTGGCAAATAAGACAGTTGTTGATCAAATTATTCTGGGGATCCAAAGATGAACGAAATTGAAAATTTTTTTCCGATCAATCTGCCATCAAGATGTCTGCCATACGAGGGCGTCAATCCGAATGATATAACGGTACGCGCGTATCAGGGGAGAGACGAGGTTTTTCTCGCGGAAATAAATCCTACCAATCTGGAACATAAGTATCTTCACGTGCTGAAAAGCGTCCTTCGCGGTATTGACCCGGAAATCCTGACCATCGGCGACATGATGTACGTCGTTGCATGGGAGTATGCAAAGTCGTATACGAATCTTTTCCCGGTAAGAACTGTGTGTTCTCATTGTATGAAACAAGTCGATGTCCAAATCGACATGAACGAATTGGATGTTATACAGTTGCCAGAAGACTTCAACAATAGGTGTTCCATTCAACTTTCCAATGGCAAGACGTTGAAGTTGCGGTTGTTGACTATAGCCGATGAGATCAGCGCACAGGCGTATGAGGAATGTCATGAAGACGGCGTTCTATTCCGTCTCGCGAAGTCCATGGTTGATGACGACAACATCCTGCATCGCATCGAATTGCTTAGCAAGATGCCAATAGTGGATACCACGAAAATCAGGGCGTTCCACGAACAATTCAACCATGGACCGGATTTGAATGCCAATTTTGTCTGTCCTCTGTGTGAGAAGGAGGGGCGCACAGAAGTGCCCTTTTGCCTTGAGTTCTTTTATCCAAGGGGTGCGTCCCTTGCAATTACTGCTGGAAAAAGAGTTTAGTTTGTGTCAGAACGGGTTTTCCCTCACCGAAGTGCGACATATGGATATCAGAAAGAGAGAATGGTTTATCGATCGGTTATTGAAGATGGTGCGTGATGAACAGCAAGCCGATGAAGATAACGCCCGCAGGAGGATAAGAAGTTGATTAACCCATTTCACAACTCAAGGGATCGTGCAATAAACGTGGATGATGTTGGTATCTCCATGTTAACTTCTCTTCGTATTAAATTAAGGAGAGATTATCTGCGGTTTTTCCGGGAATTGTATGTTTCCTATGACGGCGACGATGTTAAGAGAGAATTGTCCAATGTCATCGGCAAAGTTAATAAATCTTTGAACATCATAGACGGCATAGTGTCAACCGGCATTATATACAAGGACGTTGTTGATGAAATGTTGATGGAAGTAGATTCAATCAATACTATCAAGGACGATTTTGTCAGGAAGGCTGGTGAATCCAAGGAATTGCGGGATAAAATCGAAGAGGTATTTGTCAATACCGGTGTGTCGATCGATGATTTGAATGTTACGAAGGAGACCGTTGGTGCGGCAGTTCGGCCAACCATGTCCGGTGGCAAGCACAACATGAATCGTGGCGGTGGCCCCCCGGTTGGTGGAAAGGTTCTACGCACTGGAAAGTATGCGAAGGAATTGGCCAAGGACATTAGCGGCAGTCTTTTAGGTCCATACTCCGATATCGTACAATCCGGCATTGGCGTAATGGCAGATTTGTTGAAATCCCCAATGCGTGGCCGACAGGACGTTGGCATGCCGCTTGGTAATGTTGCAAGGGGTGGTGCGATTGCACCCACACAGGGTTCATCGAGAAGCATTGAGGATGATACGAAAATTCTATCATATTTCTTTAATACCAAAGCGTATAAGACACGGTGGACCAAGGAATTATTAGATGGCGTGAAGGCCGGTGGGTCCAAAAAATCCGATGGCAAAATCGCCGAATTGTTGGGCGAACTTCCTGGAATGGCAGTTTTGCTTGGGAAGGTTGCACTTACTGCAGGTGCAATAGCGACGGGAATTGTTGGTCTACGATCGGCCATGAGTTTGTATAAAACCGCGAAGGAATTCGGTGAAATACGCAAACAACATGGGGAAATTGCATCCGGCGCACAATCGTCTGTTGATTGGTGGAAGAAAGAAATTAAAACACAGGGCATCGATGTCATAGCAGCGAAGGCCGGGAAGTCGCCCAGGCAAATTGCCATGCGAGTTGCCAACATGGAGAGGATGCAGCGAGAGGAGGAGTATAAAAGTAAGAAGTGGTGGCAGAAGGGTTTGAGCAGGATTGGTAGGGCATACGGGAAAATACTTCCCGGGAAACAGGAATATCCGCCGACGAGTGGTGATAAATCGTACTATGACAGGGTTGAGGAAATAGAGGCTTTGGGGGCTGGAAATACCACCGCCATGCGAACACCCGCACCAACCAATATAACAAAAGAAGAAGCGAGTCTGACCGCTATGGCCGATGCCGCTGCTGCAAGGATGGCCGCACAACGCAGGTCTGCTGGTCCATGGGCCGATGAAACCAAAGGACCGGCAATCGATAAACTCACAAAGTCAATGGACGATTTGTCAGACAGCATAAAGAAAGACAAAGAGGTTTCCGGTACAGGATCGCGCGACAATGCGGGCTTTCATGATTCAGCAGATCCGTTGGTATCGCTTTATGGTTTTGGGCTGTTGTCGATAGGAATGGATTGATATGGGTAAAGAACTAGTACATACATCGACGTTTACAAGTAGGGAAAAATCTACCGGCAAGAGGAGTCGATACAGCAGGAGCGAGTATGGGTATGTGAACCCAGACGGGAAGGCATTGCCGGTTGAGTATCTTGTTCGGATAACCAGTATCAGGAATAAGTGCACCATAGTTGCACCGATTCAGGAGCCTATGCGCATAAAATCCGAGTCTAGGTGGGACCAGTTTGTTCCAGCCGCAATGTTAGGAAATAAATTGCTGCAAGCGGCCACACAGGGCAGGGTTTCGCTCATTACCCGGGCAACGAGCCGTAGAATGTGGATGGGCTCTACGCCAATGGTGTTGAACTTGAATCTGGTGTTTGAAGCCGTTAAGGATCCATTCATTGAAGTAACGGAACCCATCAGGTTATTGCAATCAATGGCATTGCCGAGCGATCCAACAAAGGGCAAAGGCGCAAATCCTGATGTTGCCATTGAATCGCTCAAGAATTTCGACATAAAGGGATTTTTGAATGCCATGCCGCTGTTGTTGCCCCCAGGACCGACGCCATTTACTCTTGACGGTCTGATGGATTTGGACACAACCAATAAGGCAAATCAACGGTCCGGTGTATCAGAGATTGAAGAAGGTCTAAAGGGTGGCGACATAATAATAGTGGAGTGGGGACGGTTGTTGACATTTTACAACGTGATCGTCAAAGAAGTATCACCGACGATCTACAATATGCCAGATCAAAATGGTGATCCCATGAGGGCGGATGTCAGTATGACGTTTGAGACATGGGAAATGATGACCGTTGAGTCTCTACAGGATGTATTCGAGAAGAGCAGTCTTCCGGGCGATGGCGGTAAACAATAATGA